ACCGACGCGGGAGAGCCGCACCAACGAGACGGCGGGGGTCACGATGAACGGTCCAGCATCGTGACCCCCGCTTTCGTTTCCCCNCACGCATAGGAGGCCGTCATGGCGCAGGGTATCCCCGCGATCGTTCAGTCCCCCGCCGGNGACATCGTNATCTCGCAGGGCGCGACGAACGACTTCGGGTTCGTGTGGACGCGGGACGGCTCCGCGGTCCCGATCGAGACNGACGGGTGGCTGCTGCGGGCGCAGATCCGGAAGTTGCCCGGCCTNACCCCGTGGCTGTCNCTGTCGCTGGTCCCCGACGCNGACGGCTCNTACATCGGCGCGAACGANTCCGGCGAGGTGGTGNTGCATCTCGAGCCGGCCACGACCGAGGACCCCGCCTGGAACTCCGGCGCGCGCGACTCCGGCGTCTGGGACCTCGAGGCGCACAACCCGACCACAGGTGAGACGAAGCGGCTCGTCATGGGCGCGGTCACTGTCTCCCACGATGTGACCCGGGAGGCGTGATGCCGCTCCCCAACGACGCCGTCTCGATCGATGAGATTACGACCGCCGAGCAGATCGCGATCCCGGAGGTCACTGGCGCGCGCGGCCCCCAGGGTTGGGCTGCCGAGTTCCAGGTGACCGCGACGCACATCCAGTGGCGCACCACGAACCCGCTCGCGACCGACTGGACCGACCTGGTCGCTCTCGCCGCTCTCGAGGGCCCCGAGGGTCCCGTCGGCCCTGCTCCCGAACTTCGGGTCGCTGGCGGCTGGATCCAGTGGCGCGAGCCCGAGGGTGTCTGGAAGAACCTACTCGCCGTGTCCACCCTCGTGGGCGCGGACGGCCGCTCCGCATTCGAGGTCGCGCAGGACGCCGGGTTCGCCGGCACCGAGGCCCAGTGGCTCGCTGATCTCGTCGGACCCCAGGGCGACGCCGCCACGATCGCTGTCGGTACGGTCACGTCGGTCCCGAACGGCCAGCCCGCCAGCGTCTCGAACTCCGGGAGCCCCAACGCCGCAGTCCTGGACTTCGAGATCCCCGAGGGCGAGAAGGGCGAGCCCGGGTCGAACGGCACCGGCTGGACCGGGGCGGCCTACGACCCCGAGACCGGGACGGTCACGTTCACGAGTGCGGACGGCCTGGGCTTCACCACCGGCGACCTCCGAGGACAGGACGGCGCTGACGGTATCGGTGTTCCCGACCCGACGGGCGCGACCGACGGTTCGGCCCTCGTCATCTCGGGTGGCGAGTGGACGATCGGCGACCCTGCCGGGGGCGGCGGAGGTGGGGGTGGCGCAACTCGCGCCACCGTCACACACACCACTGCGGCGCTCGCAGCAGCGGCGTCCGAGGACTTCACGCTCATGATCGGTGCGACGTTCGTGCTGCGCAAGATTACGACCGATGTCACATGTCGCATCCGGTTGTACGCAAGTTCGGCGCAGCGCACCGCTGATGAAGGACGCTCCCCCGAGATGTTCCCCGAGGGCGACCACGGCTGCTTCATCGACGCCGTCATCGATACGACCGACTCGGCGACGCTGAACGTCATCCCCGCAGCGTTCGTCGCCACCGAAGCAGGCAGCGTGTACGCGAGGGTCACGAACCTGTCGGGCGTCGCGAGCGCGATCGAGGTCACTCTCGACACCGTCACATTGGAGGCATGACGTGACGATCCTGGTAGAGCAGGCCCGCAAGACAAACTACGCGGACCTCACGCCGATCCCATACGTGCTGTCCCGTTCGCCGGACTTCCTCGTGGTGTTCGTGTCGTACTTCGACGGCACCCCGGAGTCCGCCGCGACGATCACCTGGGGCGGAGTGCCGCTAACCTATATCGGCGGTGACGGTACGACGTCGTCCCCGGCTGGCTCGGGTAGGGCCGACATCGCTGTCTATCTCGCCGACGTGCGCAACGTCGCCGTCCCGCTCGCCGACACAATCGTTCACGGCCTCGGCCAGTGGGTTAACGGGCTTGCCATCTCTGGCATCACGGATATCACTCTGCACGCGGTCGGCGACAGTGTCTCAGGCGGCAGCACGTTCCCCACAAGCCCGAGCACCCCCGGTCGGGTCTGCATCTACGGCATCATGAAGCGCGNCGACACGACTCTGTCGGAGGCGAACCACTCCTTTTACCCGCAGGGCAACACCGCGTATGCGTCGGCCCAAGCCGGAGTCGCCATCCGTCAAGCGGACAGCACCACCCCGTTTGCATGGACACCCACGGCTACCGCGCACGCTTACGCGATCCTGTCCGCCGCTCCCCGCAAAACGGGCCAGCGCTGGCCGCGCGGCGGCAACATCTACCGTTAACCAACTACATAGACTCACCCTGAGAGGAGGCGCTGATGGAACTCGCACCGGCTGACCTGGAGAACGTCCGCGACTACGTGGGCGGCTCTCCCGACGACGGCACCCTGTACGCGATGGCCGTCGACGCGACCTACTGGCAGGATGTCGCGCTGCGGATCCTCCGCCGCCGTCGCGCCGACGCCGCCAGCGGTGAGGCCGTCACGAACTTCGCTCTCTCCGGGGTGCTGTCCGTGGGGCAGAAGTCCGCGGACCTGTCGACCCTCGACGCCGCGATCGCGGACCTCGAGCGGCAGATCGCGGGCCTGACGGGTGTCGCTGGTCCGGGCGTGCAGGTGGTCCGCACGGTCCGCGCCGATCGGGCCCGCTGACCAACGCCAGCGGTAGGCTCGGCGCATGGCCCAGCCCGCGCTCCCCGATGGTCCCGCCGAGACGGCGCGGCAGATCGCGGACGACCTCGCGCGCTCGTGGGCTCGCATCATGGAGGAGCAGGCGCGGCTGCTCGAGCAGTGGCCTGGCCAGGCGAAGCCCGTCCGCCTCGAGCGGCTCCGCGCGATGGAGGTCCACGTCACAGACCTGATGGCCGCCGCGCAGCAGACCCTCGACTCGAAGGTTCCCGGGATGCTCGCGGAAGCGTACGAGGTGGGGGCGTGGGGGGCGGCGCTGCAGACCGGTGCCGCGGCCGCGTTCTCCGCGATCGACCTCGACGCGATCACCGTCCTCGCGCGGGACACGATGGACGACCTGCTCGCCGGCACGCGCGGCGTCACCGCGTCGACCCGCTCTCTCGTGCAGACCATGAGCCGCGACCGGATCCTGAACGCGACCTACGCGGGCATGACTGCGGAGCAGGCCGGCGTCCGTCTCGCCGCGGACCTGCAGGGGGAGGGCATCTACTCGATCCTCTACAACGGCACCCCGCCGCGCCGTGTCGCGCTCCCGACGTACACCGACATGGTGGTCCGCACCAAGACCGCCGTCGCCTACCAGGAGGGCGGGTTCCAGCAGGGCAAGCAGTTGGGCATCGAGTGGTGGGAGATCATGGACGGCCCCGACTGCGGGCTGTCGTTTCACGACGACCCGACCCTCGCGGACGGCATGATCGTCCGCACCGCTGACGCCGAGAAGTTCCCGATCTCGCACCCGAATTGTGTACGCGTGACCTCTCCCCGCCCGGACATCGAGGACGCCCGCCAGGCCGCGGCCGCGAAGCCCACCCCGACGGAGAAGCAGCGCGAGGACCAGGCCGCCGCGTCCCGGGCCCGTGAGGCCGCGTACGCGCGGAACCCGCGCCGGAACTCCCTGACCCGCCAGGTCGACCGGGAGATGGGGCTCCGCTCCCAGTTCGACTCGACGTCCTACGGGGCGATGTCTCCCGCCGAGGCGCGCGCTGCTGCCCGTGTGAGCGCCGCCGACGCGAAGGGTGCGGCGCAGGTGCCACCCCGGGCCGCTGCGGCCGACACGCGGGCTGCTGCGGCCGCTCCCGCGGGCCCGGCGGACATGTCTTACGCCGAGATGCAGGCGTACCGGGCGTCGCTGTCCGAGGCGCAGTGGCAGGAGAAGGCGTCCGCTATGGACGACTGGTTCTCCCGCCGCTTCGCCACGGAGGAGGCGTTCGACTCGTACCGCGGGAACATCGGCCTGTCCGACCTCAACGCGAAGGCCCGGGACGCGTACGTGGTCGACGACGACGCGACGCTCGCGATGCTCCGCAGCATGCGCGACGGCCGTGCGCTCTCCGCGAAGGCTAAGAAGATCGAGGCGATGATCGCCGACTCGACCGTAAAGGAGCCCGTGTCCACCTGGCGCGGCGCGATCCTCGACGACGACGTGGTCGCGCGCCTCACCCCTGGCGCGCGCTGGTCCGACAAGGCGTTCCAGTCGACCGACCTGGATCCGGCGCAGGCGCTCTGGTACGCCGGCGAGCGCGCCGCGGACGGCGCGGTGGGGAGGACCGTCCGCTTCCGCTACGACCTCGCGACCGGCACGCAGGCGCGCTACGTTGGCTACGGCGAGGTGGTGGTGCAGCGCAACGTCCAGTTCGTGATCTCCGAGGTGGTGGAGGTCGACGACGTGCTCGAGGTGGTCCTGAAGGAGGCGGTCGAATGAAGCGCCAGGTACTGATGTCTGAGGACGTCGCCGCGATCCTCGACGCAGGCGAGGACGAGGCCCCCGCTCCCGTCGACGAGCCCCCCGCACCCTGACGGGCTGTCCGCGTAGACTCGCCTCGAGGCAAGGAGGCGAGCATGTCGCTCAGCAAGTTCACGATCAACGCCGAACCCGGCGAGGCCCACGTCACGGTCGACGGGCAGCCTGTCAGCCCGTCGCGTCTGAACCTCGAGATGGAGGCGCACGACCGGATCCCGGTGCTCTCGCTCGAGTTCCCCGCGAACATCGACACCTCGGGCATGGGCTTCGTGCAGGTGGTCCGGCCGCCGACGCCCGGAGAGGTGATGCTCGTGGCGGCCGAGTGGCTCGAGGCGCTCGACCCCGACGCGATCCGCGCGCTCGTGCAGGACCGGACGCAGACGATGCGCTCCGACCCGATCGCCGCCGTGATCAAGGTCCTCGCCGCTGCTGCTCGTGAGCAGGCCGACTGATGGTCGACACCGGGGCGCTGTTCGAGAAGGCGCGCGCGCAGGTCGACGCGGCCGTCAAGTCCGCCGGCTGCACCGTGCGGATCTCGCGCGAGACCGTCGGCGTCGACGCGGCGCTCGCCAAGACAACGACCCGCACCGGGGATCGCACCGTCCCCGCGCTCGTGGTGCTCGCCGGAGACCAGTCCGGCGAACTCTCCGACACCCTGTCCGTCCGCGCGGCCGACCTCCGGGTGATCCTCCGATCATCGGAGACGCTGCCCGAGCCCGGCGAGACGCTCGAGGTGATGACCGCACTGCACAAGGACCTCGTGGGCGCGAAGGGCGAAGTGCTCGGCTCCCTGGTCGACGTCTCCGGCGCGTACACCGCGACCTACGTCCGGCCCGGACCGAACGTGGGAGCATGACCCCATGCGGACCAACATCGTCGTGGACTCGGCCAGGATCCCGGAGCGCATGCGCGCGCTCGGCGGGGTCCTGAAGCCCGACCTGTCCGCGGCCGTGTTCCGCACCGGAGCCCTGTACCGGACCCGGGTCCGTGCGAAGGCGTCCGGCCGTCCCGGCCCCCGAGCCCAGACTGGCGACTACCGGCGGTCGATCGCGCAGACGAACACGCACGAGTCGGACGGCACCCCGGTCGCTCTCGTGCACACCAACAAGCCGCAGGCGCTCCGCCTCGAGTACGGCTTCATCGGTCCCGACGTGCTCGGCCGTGTCTACAACTACCAGGGCCACCCCCACTGGGCTCCCGCTGCGGAAGGCATGGAGGACGTGTTGCAGCGGGAGGCTCTCCGTGCGCTCGACTTCGCCATGCAGAAGGTCTGGAGGTCCTGATGTCCACCCCGATCCCCGAGGGGCTCTACGTTCCCACCCCGCTCGTCGACGGCGTGGCCGCGCTGTTGACCTCGCACCTGCCCGCCGACGTGGAGGTCGACGTCAACGGTGACCGTGTCCCGGCGCGCGGGGTGCTGCTCTGGGCGGCGACCCCGCTCGTGGAGCGTCTGACAATGGCGGGCCCGACCGGCGCGACGCTCCGCGTCACCGCGCGCTCCGTCGACGAGACGCCGGCGCTCGCACGGGTCCTCGGGGACCGGGTGCGGCTGCTGCTCGCATCGCTCGACATTCGCGGCCGGCACGCGTACCCGATCGTGGTCGACGGCTTCAAGGTCGACCTGGTGATCGCGTCCGAGGGACACTCCGGCAATGACGCCGGCATCGGCCAGTGGACCGAGGTGTTCACGCTGCACTATCAGGCCGACTCCGTCGAGCCCACGGTGGGCTGACAGCGCGGCGCGTGTCTCTCCAGGCGGCAACTTCCACCGTGCTACCGTAGGGCTGACCGCCTCCCCGGCGGACGGCACCGCGGGCCGGCATCCCGGACGCCCTCGAGGGCGAGACCAAGCAACATCTCGCACTCGCAAGGAGCACATCGTGGCACGAAACACTGCCGCTGCCGCCGCCAAGGAGCGGAAGCCGAGCACCCGGATCCTGATCAAGCACCCGGACCTCAAGGCCAAGGACCCCGCGCAGACCACCGTCGGCGCGTTCGACGCTGTCTGGTCGAAGAAGGGCTGGGTCGAGGTCACCGACACCGAGGCCGTCGAGGCCGTGCCCGCCGAGTCCGGCAAGGAGGACTAAGCCATGTCGCTGAACATGCTTCGAGGAACCGGTGAGGCTTGGTTCATCCCGACCCTCGCCGACGGTGTCGCCGACGGCGGCCCGACCGCCGCGGAACTCGCCGCCGGCATCCCGCTGGGCGCTGGTCTGTCCGGCCTCGACGGCCTGGCCCGCCAGAAGAACCCGATCAACCAGGGCGTCATGCGCCACCGCACCGAACTCCAGATCGCCGGCCCCGAGCAGTTCCAGGCCGTCACGCTGACCGTGGTCGAGGAGGACGGCACGTCCGCCACCTCCGAGGCGACCGAGCGTGAGGCGATCCTCACGACTCTGGTCGAGGGCGCGTCCGGCTGGATCGTGTTCTCCCGGTACACGCAGACCCCGACCACGGGCGACGTGATGCACTTCATCGCGGTCGACGTCGACGACCAGGAGCCCAACTGGGACATGGGCGCGACCGCCATGACGACGAACATCAACGTCACCCCCTCGACGCCCCTGCTGAAGGGCACGCTCCAGGCGTAAGCCCGGAGGCACTAACCATCCAACGCGGCCCCCGGTCCCGGTCCATCACCGGAGCCGGGGGCCGCACCCGTGAAAGGACCGAAACATGGGAACCAGCACCGCCCGCAAGGCCGCCGCTCGCCGCAACCGTGGCGCTCTCGACGCCACGTCGAAGAAGCCCCGCATCACCTGGGTCGACGTGATCCTCGACGGCGAGGTCGCGGACGCCTACGACGTCGCGGAGAAGGACCTTCTCGCCGCGGAGGAGCGGCTGTCCGCGTCCCGCCCGCGCCGTCTCGCCGCCGCCAGGAACGCGCTCCCGACCGGCGCGACCCCGGAGGAGCAGGCTGCTGCTGCTGCTGCCGTGGTCGCCGCCGACGACCTCGAGGTGGACGCGCTCCGCGAGGCCCGCGACGCGGCCGCCGAGGCGCTCGCGCTCGCGACCCGCCGCTACAAGTTCCGGGCGCTCGGGCGGGCCCGCTGGGAGTCCCTGAAGGCCGAGCACCCGCCGCAGGAGTCCGACCACGAGGACGTCCGCGAGGCGTCTGGTAAGAAGGACGCCGAGGCCGAGTACCACTTCGACACCCTGGCCCCCGCGCTGATCCAGGAGGCTTCCATCTCCCCGCGGCTGTCGGAGGAGGACGTCGACGAGATCTTCAACGGCGGCGACTGGAACGGTCCCGAGATCGTGGCGCTCTGGCAGACCGCTCTCGTGGCGCAGGCCACCGCTCGAGCGAACCCGGCGGCCCGCCAGTGACGACCGTCACCGTTTCCCTGCCGCCCCTCGAGGACGGCGAGCCCCGCGCGCTCGAGGTGGTCGGCCTCGAGC